CCCGAAGGCAAAGCGCACCCGTGCCAAGATCAAAGCTGCGGTCGCGCCGATCCTGAAGGAAGCCGCGCCGGTCGTCGCCGATCAGGTCCGCAGGCTACTCGGCGTGGTCACGAAGGACATCACCTCCAGCACGACGAACCTCGCGCCCGGCATCGCCGCAGCGCGGATCGTCGCCAAACTCGACCTCTCGATCCTTGCCGCTATCGCGCCCGCGATCGAGGATGACCTTGCCGAACTGGCCGGTGACAGTGCCGTGCTCGGGATCGGTACACTGGAGGATTTCGAGGCCGACGACGAGATCGTCGACAAGGTGTTCGACCGGGCGGTGGAATGGGCGCGGGAACGGTCGGCTGAGCTGGTCTCGGTCGATGGCGACGAGAGCCTTATCGAATCCACGCGCGACATGATCCGCAACGTCATTGCCGACGGACTCAAAGACAATATCGGCACCGACGCCATCGCCGACAACATCGAGGCCGCGACCGCCTTCAGTGAAGACCGCGCCGACACGATCGCCCGCACCGAAGTCGCGATGGCGAACGAGAACGGCAAGATGGAAGGCTGGCGCGAGGTTCAGGACGAAGGCGTCGAGCTGATCAAGGGCTGGCAGGCCAGCAACAACGAGAACACCTGCGAGGAATGCCAGGGCAACGAGGATGCCGGCGAGATCCCGCTCGATGAGCCCTTTCCGAGTGGCGACGACACCGCCCCTGCCCATCCGCGCTGTGAATGCGTGACCTACGCGAAGACCGTCGCCGCCTCGGGTGCCGAGTCCGACGAAGGAGAGGCCTGACCATGCGCAACACCTTCCGCCAGTTCGGCACCTTCGCGAAGATCGAGGATCAGCCGGACGGCACGATCATGGTCTATGGCGTCGCGTCGTCAGGCGCGGTCGACCAGGCGGGCGAGATCATCATGCCGGAGGCCATGAAGGCCGCGCTGCCGGATTACAGCAAGTTCCCGGCGCTCCGCGAGATGCACGAGGCGAGCGCCGCGGGCCGCGTGACCGAGGCGGACGTCGACACCGACGGCTTCACCAACATCGTGGCGCATGTCGTAGACCCCGTCGCCGTCACCAAGGTGAAGACCAAGACCTATGCCGGCTTCTCGATCGGCGGGAAGGTCCTGAAACGCGATCCGACCGACAAGTCGGTCATCACCGCGCTGAAGCTGGTCGAGATCAGCCTCGTCGATTCCCCCTGCAACCCCGACGCTGTCCTCTCAATGTGGAAGGCCGATATGAGCACCTATTCCCCCAGCGGCGACGAGGTGGTCGCCGAAGCGAAGGCGATGGCTGAGGCCGCAGGGTCGAAGCGCTATAAGGACTTCCTGTTCAAGGCGCGCGAGGCCCTGATCCAGAAGGCCCTGGAAGCCGATCTCGGTGATGAGGGCGACACCGACGAAGGGGCCGGCGCGGAAGCCGCTGCCGCTGCCGAAACCGATGCCGACGAAGCCGAACAGGTGTCGGTAGAAATCGAAACCGAGAAGGTCGCGACGGCCGAGACCGCGACCGAAGCGGCTGCCGGCGACGACGCCGGCGCAGTGACCGAGGCGGACGAACCTGTCGAAAAGGTCGATCCGGTCGCCGCGCTCGAGGATGCGCTGAAGAAGGCCGCTGACGCTGTCACCGTCGAGACCGAGGTCGAGGCGTCCGGGCCGTTCACCGACTTCACGAAGGCGGCCGATGCGCTGCTCGCGATCCGCGGCGATGATGCGATCGCGAAGGGCCTCTATGGCGTCTCGCGCCTCGCCGAGTTGATGCAGTCGTTCAGCTATCTGCGCGAATGCATCGTCGATGAGGAGGCGCGCGAGGGCGACGCCGCATCAACGCAGCCGGGCAAAGCGACCGAGATTTTGGCGCAGATGGGTGGCCTCCTTGTCATCATGGCACAGGAGGAAGTTGCCGAAGCGCTCGCATCGATCGACGGCGACGCGGTCGTAATCGAGGTGGTTTCGCCTGACGAGGATATCGTGTTCCTCGCCAATGAGATCATCGATCTGGTGAAGGCCGATGCCGACCTCATGGAGAAGGCAGGCGCGCGCAACTCCAAGACCGACATGGCGAAAATTCAGGCGTCGCACGATCACATGATCGCGCTGGGCGCCACCTGCGACAAGGCGAATTGCCCGGATGACGAAGGCGACGCCGAGAAGGCGGCGCTGGTCGCAGACAATGAGCGCCTGACCAAGGCGCTCACCGACGCCGCGCCGCAGGTCGAGGAAATCACTAAGCGCTTCGACGACGAAGTGACCACGCTCAAGGGCACGATCGCCGATCTGACCAAGCGCCTCGAGCAGGTCGAAAGCGAACCTGCCGCGCGTAAGACCGCCACGTCGCTCCGCGCCATCACGAAGGTGCAGGACGTTTCGTCGAACAACGAGGCAGCCGCCGACGAGTTTTCCAACCTGACGCCGGAGCAGTTCAACAAGCACCTCGAAGCGCTTCCTGAAAAGGATCGCGGCGAGATCCTGCTCCGCATCGCGCTCAAGAATCCCCTGTTCGCTCAGGCGGCCCGCGCAGCCGCCTGATCCGACGACAAGGCTGAGACCTGTCGCCGCCGGCATTCCCGGCGGTTCGCACCATTGCGCCTATCCAAGAAGGATAGCCTCACAATGAACGCTCCGCTCTCCAGCGCCGATATCAAGAAGGCGCTCGCCTCGAGCCTGTCCGCTCCGCAGGAGGATATCGCTCGCGAGATCATGCTTATCGCCGGCGGTCGCCCGGACATGGTCGAGAAGGCCATTTCCACCGGCACCGGGCTCATCGCCTATGACCTGCAGGCGCCGGCCAAGAACCTCTACCCGGTCAACACGCCGATCATCAAATCGCTGCCGCGCGTCAGTGGCGGCGTCGGCACCGCGACCAACTGGCGCCAGGTCAACGCCATCATCGGCTCCGGCTTCGACAACACCCCGTGGGTGCCTGAGGGCCAGCGCGCGGGTCAGATGGCCTATTCGACCAGCAACAAGGCCGCGTCCTACGCCACGATCGGCGAAGAGGATCAGGCGACCTTCGAAGCGATCTCCGCCGGCCGCACGTTCGAGGACATTCAGGCCTCGATGACGATGCGCCTCCTCCAGAAGATGATGCTGAAGGAGGAAGCCGCTGTTCTGTTCGGCAATGCTTCGGTCCAGCTCGGCACGCCGACGGCGCCGACGCTGTCCGCCTCGGGCACCGGCAGCTCGCTCACCAACACCGCCTATTCGGTGATCGTGGTCGCGCTGACCATGGAGGGGATGCGCAACTCGTCGCTCGCCAATGGCGTCGCCACGAGCAAGACCGTCACCGGCGCCGACGGCAAGACCTTCTCCATCAATGGCGGCTCGTCCAACAAGTCGAGCAACGCCACCATCACCCCGACCGCGGGCCAGAACATCAATGCCACCGTTACCGCGATTCAGGGCGCGGTCGGTTACGCCTGGTTTGCTGGCGCTGCGGGGTCCGAGACGCTGCAGGCGATCACCTCGATCAACTCGGCGGTGATCAGCGCTATCGCGGGCGGTCGCCAGGCGGCGACGGTCGTGACGGCCGATTGCTCGACCAACACCAATGGTTTCGACGGGCTGCTGACCAGCGCGCTGAAGCCGGGTTCGGGCGCCTATTTCAATTCGCTCGCCACCGGCACCGCCGGCACCGGGACCACCCTCACCGCCTCCGGCAAGGGCTCGGTCAACGAAATCGACGCGATGATGCAGTCGATGTGGGACAACTACCAGTGCTCGGTGGACGTCCTCTACGTCAACTCGCAGCAACAGCGCGACATCACGACCAAGGCGCTCTCGGCCGGCACCAGCTCGCTGCTCAACTATTTCCAGGACCCGGCGAAGGGTGAGGTTGTCCTCACTGCCGGCGGCGTCGTGGAATATTATTACAACCCGTACCTCAACAAGAAGATTCCGATCCGGCTGCACCCGAACGTGTCCGCGGGCACGATCCTCGGCTGGGCCGGCGATCTTCCGGTTCAGTATCAGTCGAGCGAGGTGCCCAACGTCGCGGAGGTGAAGGTGCGCCGCGACTATTACCAGATCGACTGGCCGATCACGACCCGCGCGCAGATGAGCGGCGTCTACGCCGAGGAAGTCCTCGCCGTTTATGCGCCGTTCGCGATGGGCGTCCTCACCAACGTCGCGGCCGGCTGATCCTGATCGGCGCCAGTCGCGCCTGACGGCCCCCTCCGGGCGGTACTCTCCTCTTCGGTCCCGCCCGGTTCCCCTCGCGGCCCTGTCTCACGATGGGGCCGCTCTTTGTTGAGGACTGATCGATGAACGACAGTGAAAATGAAGGCGCGCCCGCTCCCGAAGCGGTTGCGACCGAAGCGCCTGCGACCGAGCAGCCGCAGCCCGAAGCAGCGCCGGCCGCTACGCCCGACACGCCCGTTGCCGAGACCGGCACCGATGCGCCCGCTCCCGAAGCGGCCAGGGCGGATGCGTTGGTGACGCTGCAGGCGCCGGCCGGCACCGACGAAGCCAATTTCGGCGAGGAGCGGTTTACCGTTTCGAGCGAAGGCACGATCGAGGTGCCCGCGGCGGCAGTCGATCCCCTCGTCGAGAAAGGCGGCTTTGTTGAAGTCGACGCTGCGCCGGCACCGGCTTCCGGTGTCGTGAAGATGTGCCACCCGGAGAAGATCGGCTGCAGCTTCCGCGGCACCGAATATAAGCCCGATGCCGACGGCAACGTCGAGGTGCCGCAACGCGCCGTGGTGGAGCTTGAGGCGCACGGGTTCGTGGTCGCCTAAGCCATGGCAACCGGCGATCTCACCGACCTTCCGACCGTGAAGGCGAATCTGAAGATCACCGACACCAGCAATGACGCCGTGCTGCAGCGGATGATCACGGAAATCTCCGCGTTCATCCCGAACCAGCTGCAGCGCCGCGGCATCTTCTCCGCGACCTATACCGACCTCTACACCGGCAACGGCAAGGAGCGGCAGCTGCTGCGCGACGATCCGATCCAGTCGGTGGCGAGCGTTGCATGGCAGGGCACGTCGCTCACTGCCGGCGATCCGATCGCGGGAACGCCCGGCTTCTACATCGATGGCCGCGGCAAGGCGGTGTGCCTCATCGGCTATTGCTTCCCGCTCGGCTACCCGGTGCAGATCACCTATACCGCGGGCTGGGCAACCGTGCCGCCGGACATTGCCGGCGTCTGCATTGACCTCGTCAGCGAGAATTTCCGTCGCCGGGAGCATATCGGCCAGGTCTCGCATTCGCAGGGCGGCGTCCTGACCACCGCCTATGACATGAAGGCGATGGGCGCGTTCATCGCGGCGAAACTCGGCAATTATCTCCGGGTCGCGCCGGTATGATTACGGTCTCGGTTGCGAACGCCGATCGGGTCGCCGCGGCGCTGGCCAAAGCGCCCGACATGGTGCTCGACGCGCTACGGGTGAAGATTGATGCTCAGACGGTCGATCTCCAAGCCTATGTCATCACCCAGAAGCTGCACGGCCAGGTCCTGCACCAGCGCAGCAGCGCGCTTGCGAAGTCGATCCAGCGCGAGGAAGCTGCGGTTTCGGGCGATGTTGTCCAGGGCAAGGTCTTCTCGTCGGGCGACGTCAAATACGCCGGGATCCACGAATATGGCGGCACGATCCCCGCGCATGATGTGGTCGCGACCAAGGCGCAGGCGCTGGCGTTCGTGATCGACGGCAAGCAGATGTTCGCCAAGAGCGTCCACATTCCCGACGTGCACATGCCGGAGCGGTCGTTCCTGCGCTCGTCGCTCGCCGAGAACCGGGAGCAGATCATGCACGGGCTTGAGAAGGCCGCTGCCGCCGGGGTCCGAAAGGCGCTCGGCGAATGACCGCGACCCGCAACCAGATCTATGACGCGCTTCTTGCGCTCGGTGCCGGCGCGCCTTTCGCGACGCCGATGGCCGAGAGCAGCCGCCGCTTCAAGCTGTTCGACCAGTGCGAGAAGCCGGCGCTGTTCCAGCTTGAGCCCGACGAGAACTACCGCGCCCGCGAGGGACGGCTCCGCATCCGCACCTTCCATGTGACGTGGGTGTTCTACACCGAGGACGGCCAGAACCCGGCCGCAACGCCGGCCATGACCACCTCGAACATTCTCGATGTCCTCGATGCGCTGTTCCCGGAAGGCAATGCCACCGGAGAGCGTCAGACCCTGGGCGGCCTTGTCTTCCACGTCGCGATCGAGGGCAGCGTCAAGAAATACGAGGGCGACCTCGACGGCCAGACCATCATCACCGTCCCGCTGGTGATCGTCGTTCCCTAGGAGCATCCGAAATGGCTGATGAAACGCCGGCCGTCGCCGAGACGGTCGAAGTAGCTGCACCCGCGCCTGCGGCGCCTGCACCGGCCCCTGTGGCGGCTCCGGTGCCCGCACCAGCACCTGCGGCAAAGCGGCGCTACAAGGCGCCCGCCCACACCAGCGATATCACCTTCTCGACCGGCCGCGTCGTCGCCGTCGATGATGACGGCACCCTTGCCGCACCCGACGACCTCGGCGCCACCGAGCTCGATCAGCTCGGCGCCACCGGCTTCACGCTGATCACCAGCGACTAAGCCGGCCCCCTCACCCGCTTTCCACGCCCCGCCTCTGGCGGGGTTTTTTATGGAGTGACGACAAATGGCCACGTATGGATTCGGGGCGGGCGCCGTATGGGGCACGCCGCTCACTGACGCCTATGGCAATGCGATCAGCAATGCCTCCCCCGTCCTCTTCGGCACGTTGCAGGAAGTCAGCGTCGATATCTCGGGCGACAACAAGGAGTTGTTCGGCCAGTTCAGCTTCCCGGATGCGGTCGGCCGCGGCAAGACCAAGATCAGCGGCAAGGCGAAGTTCGCGCGGCTCAATGGCCTGCTGATCAACTCGTTGTTCTTCGGACAGACGATGACGAGCTCGCTCCTCGCCGACAATCTCGACACGACGGGCACCCCGATCCCGGCCGCATCGCCGTATTTCATCAACCCAACCGCGCCGAATGCGGGCACCTGGGCGCACGATCTCGGCGTCCGCGACTGGAACGGCAACCCGATGGTCAACGTCGCTTCCGCGCCGGCGACTGGGCAGTATAGCGTCGCCGGCCCTGTAGCGAGTGCGGCCGGCGCGCAGGCGTCGTTCGCGACGAACGTGATGACCGTGACCGTTGCCCCGACGGACGGGACGAAGTTCGCCGTCGGGCAGGTGATCACCGCGGCCGGCGTCACGCCGGGCACGACGATCGTCTCGCTCGGGACGGGCATCGGGGGCACCGGCACCTATAACCTCAGCACGACGCCGGGCACGATCGCGGCTGAGGCGGTCAGCGCCAGCTCGGTCTACCAGTTCGCCGCAGCCGATGCCGGCAAGACTGTCTTCGTTTCGTATCAGTACACCGCGACCAGCACGACGGCTAAGACCTCGATCGTCCAGAACCTGCTGATGGGCTCGGCGCCGACCTTCCGCATCGACCTCACCGACGGGTTCAACGGCAAGGGCGCCTCGCTGTCGCTCTTCAGCTGCATGGCGAGTAAGCTCACGCTGGCGACGAAGCTCGATGATTTCATGGTGCCGGAATTCGACTTCTCGGCCTTCGCCAACGCCGCCGGTCAGGTGCTCCAGTGGGGGACGAGCGAGTAATGGCAAAGCTTACATTGCTAGGGCGCGATTTCACGATCAAGCGCTACATGCTCGACTCCATCGAAGTTGTTGCACCGCATGTCGACGCGATCAACGAGACTGCGGGCGCGCTGACCACGATGGTCGGAATGGTCGCGAGCGCGAAGCACACCATCGCGATTCTCGCCGTCGGGCTCAACAAGATCGACTCGACGTTGACCGCCGAGACATTGACCCAGCAGATCGGCTTTGACGATTTCCCGATCATCAGCCGGGCCGTCTCGGATATCCTGAGCGAAGCCGGGCTCGCGCCCAAGGGGGAAGCGAAGGCTCCTTCCGAACCGCAGGAAGCGGCGCAGGAAGGAGCCTCGTCGAGCAAATCGGAGACATCATCTCCGAGCTGATTACCGCGGGAATTGAGAACGGCAGCCGGCGCAGGATCAAGGAGGAATGGTCCCTCGCCGACGTCGCGGCGCTACGGTCCTACTGGCGCCGGTGCGCGCCGCCGCAGCATATCTCGCTGGTGGCTATCGCGAAGGGCCTCGGCGTCGATCTGCTGCCCAAGGATGGCGACGAGCCGAAGGTCGAACTCGACGCGCCTAAGGGACCCTCGATCGCCGACGTGGCCGCTGTGGTGCCAGCGCCGGGGGTTGGCGTCGATACGATGGCGTCAACGCGGGAGGTGTTGAAGCGACTGGCGGGTCAGCCTTGAAGGCGCGGCTCTAGGGCGCTCGCGCCACCCTTCGCCTTTGCCGCATCCAAATCTTCTCGTTCGAGAGCGCGTTCGCCAATCCTATTCCCGGGGAGGCGTGAGCCCCTCGGCGACCAAGTGCGCCCGGCATTGGACGCGCTCACTTCCAACCCCTACTTCCGCAGATAATTCGGCCGATCAGGCAGGTACTGCTTTCCATCCTTCTCGCTGAGACACGGGTCGCCAAACAACCTGGGCGATGGCGGTTCGCTCCCCTGCGCAAGCGCGACCTTCACGGCAACACGTTCGCGAGCGTGTTCGGACTTCTTGAAGCGGGCATCGCTGCTCGCGCTCGTTATGCCGATGATCGGCGTCTTTCGGCGGCTGCGGCTCATCACGCCAACGCTCCTTCGAGCGCCTCTTCGCCAAGCTGGTTGATACTCTTGCCCTTCAACTCGGCGGCGAGAGCAAGACGAGCATGCAATTCCGGTGAAACCCGCAGCATGACCTTACCGGAATAAGGCTTGGCCGGTGCCTTGCCGACCTTGGCGCAGGTTTCGAGGTAATCGTCCACCGCCTCGTGAAAGGCCTCTTTCAGACCGGCGACATTGTCCGCGTGGAAGCCGACACCGTCGCGGATGCCAGCGATCCGGCCGAAGAAGATGCCGTCATCGTCGTCGTACTCAACGCGGGCCGAATAGCCCTTGTAGCTCATGGCATTGTTCATGGCTCAACTCCTAACCTCACCAGATACGCGCGCGCCGCCCGGACCTGATACCGCTTCGCCTCCTTGGCAGGATGGGGACGGTGGAAGGTTTCCACCTCCTCGTCCTTCACGAACCGGACGCGCGAGCCGTTACCCTCGATCACCTCGCAGCCAACCGCGATCAGCAGCTTCTCGATCGCGGCCCACGCAACGTTGCCAGACACCGGGTCGGTGAAGATCGCCTTGAGCGTCTTGGCATGCTTGCTGTTCATGCAGTCATATAATGCTAGCACGGCGCATTTTGCAAGCAAAAATTGCTAGCACAATCCTCAGGAGGCTTCGATGAACGACAACGAAGCCGTCATCAAAATCATTGGTGACGCCTCGGGCGTCGCGCCGGCAACCGAGCAAGCGACTGGCGAAATCTCGGGCCTCTCGGAATCGATACAGCAGCTCAGCGCGTCCATGCAGTCGATGTCGGCCCAGATGGTCGAGGCGATGGGCTCAATGAAAGCTGCGATCGAGAGCACGCGCGTCGAGGTCAAGCACCTCGAGGAGGAGGAGGAGCGCGGCCTCAAGGCAATGGCGATGAGCGTCCACGAGGGCGTCGAAAGCTTCAATCAGTTCAAGCTGGGTCTGAAGGAGATCGCCGAAGTCTGGATGGCGGCATTCGCGGTCGAGCGCATCGAAGAATGGTCGAAGGAAATCGGCGAGGCTGCGGAGAAGATTAAGCACCTTTCCGAGCAGTTCGGCATGTCGACGAACGAGGTTCAGGGGTTCCAGGCCGTCGCGGTCGCAACCGGTGTCTCGATCGACACGATCACCCGCGGCATGGGGATCATGGATAAGGCGCTGGTCAACTCGAAGGGCTCGACCAGCGCGCAAGCAAACGCCTTCAAAGCGCTCGGCATCTCGATCGATGATGGCAAGTCGCAGATCGATAAGTTTCTGACGGTCGCGGACAAATTCTCCAAGATGGAGGATGGCCCGAAGAAGGCCGCGCTCGCGATGGAGGCGTTCGGTCGGTCGGGCAAGGAACTGATCCCGATCCTCAACCTTGGTCGCGACGGCATTGAGCGCCTAATGGAGGCAGCGAAGGAATACGACGCGGCAAATACCGAGGTTTCGCAGCGCGCTCAGGAAAAGGGCATGGCGCTGGCCGAGGCTTGGAACGAAAATAAGCTCGCCATGATCGGCGTCACCAATGTTCTGGCCGATGCCTTTGCGCCACTCATGACCGAGACCGTCGAAGCGATTAACCGCTTCATCAAGGCGATGGTAGAATCCTACAATAGTGGCGGAATCGTCGCTATCATCTTGAACAATATCGCGACATCTCTTGAACTTGTTGGAACGATATTTTCGGCAGTCGGTCAGATTTTTGAAGCGGTCTGGGAGGTCATATCCAGCGTCGCGTCCGAGCTAGGCGAAATCATCACCGACGTATTCGGCGTGAAGACCCCGTCCGCGCTTCAGGCGAGCGAGGTCAAGCTCAACGTCCTAAAGGACGTGATTACGATCGTGAAAGATGTCTTCATCATCGGCATCGATTCCATTGGCGCCAAGCTGCAAACCTTCGCCGGGTTCGTCATCACCTTCGGCAAGATCGTCAGCGACGCCCTCCATATGAACTGGGGAGAAATCTCGGCCGACTGGCAGCACGGCTTGGACGCGATCGATCGGCAAACTGCGGAAACGGCAAAGCACATCATCAAGTCCGCCGATGAGGCGAAGACAGCTTGGAACGCGATGCTCAAGGGCGAAGCGCTTCCCTCGCCCAAGCACGAAGCCCTCCCCGAGCCGAAGGGCAGCAAGGATTTCGATCCTTCGGTCGGCGCGACCCACAAGGGCAAGGAGAAAAAGGGACCCTCGGTTGCTGAGCAGCTAAACCAAGAGCTTGAGGACAAGAAGACCGCATGGGCGATGGAGCAGGATGCCAAAGGCACCTTCCTCCAATGGAGCACCCAGGCGGACGTCGACTTCTGGGCGGCAGCGCTCAAGCGCACGGACCTGACGGCTAAGGACAAGCTTGAAGTCGAGCGGAAGTACCTTGCTGCGCGTCAGGCGATGCTCAAGGAGCGAATGACCGCCGAAGGAGAGGCGTCGAAGCTCACTGCAGCCTTGGCGAACGAGGCCGCGAAAACCGAGATCGACCTTGCGCGCAACGCTCTCCAGCAGAAGATCCAGATCATCGACGAGGAGGAAAAGGCGCATCAGATCACGGCAACTCGCGCCGCGCAGATGAAGGCTGATCTCAACCGGCAGCTCTATCAACTTGATCAGGATCTTGAGCAGCGCGAATATGCGCTCAAGCTCAAAGCGCTTCAGGACGAACTGAAAATCCTTGGCGAGAAGCCGCAATATTATCGGAACGTCAATGACAAGATCGAACTGCTCGAAAAGCAGCATCAGGATAAAATGGCGCTCCTGCGCTCGCAGGCGTCGACCAAGGAGATGCGCGACAGCGCGCTAGTCCTCGATACCCAGCGTCGCATCTGGCAGCAAACGTTCCAGTCCTTCAGCCAGAACATCGGCCAGATGATGGCCGGTCAGCAGACTTTCTATCAGTCGATCCAAGGCATGTGGCGCGGCCTTCAGAACCTCGTTGCACGCGCGATCGAGAACATGGTCGAAAACTTTCTCGTCGGCCTCGCGATGCAGGAAGCGGCTTCGGCGAAGGCGCACGCCAAGGAAGTGATGCACGCTGCCAAGCAGGCTGCCGCGAAAGCCTTTCATGCGGTGGTCGGCATTCCCGTCGTCGGACCGATCCTTGCACCGGTTGCTGCTGCCGCCGCCTTCGCCGCAGTCATGGCTTACAGCGCGGAGGGCGGCGATTATCGCACCAAGGAAGGCCTCTACCACCTCCACGAGCAGGAAATGGTGCTGCCGGCCCACCTCGCGACGCCGATGCGGTCGATGATCGAGAATGGGGGTTCTGCGGGTAGTGCGGCTGGCGGACGCGCGGCTGCCGCCGGCGGCGACAACCATCTCCACTATTCCCCCACGATCAACGGCCAGACCCCGATGGACCTGAAACAGGTGCTTCGCGATCAGGGCGACCACCTCATCGACTGGATGGGCAGCGCACTTCGCAACGGCAAGCTGAAGATCGCGTAGCACCATGGCAAACAAGACGTTCGACGGCTTCGACCATTATAAAAGCGCGACCGACTGGCTGGCCCGATCCGGCTGGCTGCAATGGCAGGTGCTTGGTACGAGCTATTCCGTTTCGTTCGTCACCGGCCGCAACGGCCGCGGCAAGGCGCTCCAGTTCGCCGGAGCGCCGATCCTTGATGCCCGCGCGGTCGCTGTCTTCCGCGATCGCAACAACGAAGGCTTCCTCGGCGCCGCATTCACAATCCTAGAATCGACAGGCCTCACGCCGCCCGCCAGCGGCATGTGGTTCTTCTTCTATGATCTGACCACCGTCACCGTGCAGGCGAGCGTCCATTTCGACGAGGCGAATTATTCCGTCGTCGTCTATCGCGGGGACGGGACCACGAGCGGCACGCTGATGGCCATGTCGCCGAACAACGTCTGGACCCACGACGTCTCGCAATTCTACGAGTTTCACTACAAGATCGACGGCTCCTCGGGCATCCTCGAGGTCCGCGTCTCCAACAATGTCGTGGTGACCGCGACCGGCAACACCCTGTCGAGCGCGAATGCATGGGCGGACGGCTTCGCCTTTCGGGGATCGCTGACGCCGGGAGGTGCCAATCCGGCAAACTTCCTGATCGACGATTTCTATTACAACGATACGACCACTGGCCCCGGGCTTGTGCCGTGCAACAGCTATCTCGGCGATAGTTCGACGGTGACGCTTTTCGCCATCGGCAATGACTCGGTCTCATGGACCGCACTCACCGGCTCCAACTGGCAGATGATCAGCGAAGTCCAGATGGACGGCGACACGAGCTACAATTCAACGTCGACCGCCGGCAATGAGGACCGTTTCAATTTTCAGGCGCTGACCGCGGCCCTCGACACGATCTACGCTCTTCAAGTCACCGGCGCCTATCGCAAGGATGATGGCGGCACGCGCACGATCCAGCAGGCGCTCAAGTCCGGTTCGACCGAGGTCTATGGGGCAACCTTCAGCCTGCCCGATACCAATTACAGCTATTTCACCGACCTGTTTGTGCTCAACCCGGCGACGGGCCTCAATTGGGTGCTGACCGACGTCAACGCGATTAAGGCCGGCTACAAGCTGACCGCCTGATCCATGGCTGGCCGTTCATCACAGATCGTCACCGAAGTTCTTCGGGCCGGCGCATCATACGCTCGCGCGACGCAGCTCACCGCGGAAGTGCTGCGCACCGGCGGCTCGACGGCTCGGGCCTCGCAGGTCGTCACCGAGATCCTGCGATCCGGCGCGCAGCCGCGCTGCACACAGCTCGTCATTGAGGCCCTGATTCCCAATCTGGAGATCGAAGTGCCCCCCATTTATCCCGATGCGTCGCTGCTGCCCGGCCTCGGGTTCAGCGTGAAATGGACGCCGGTCTTCGCGGCGATGCAGAGCCAGGTCACCGACAATCTGGCCAACATCGACCTCGCGCTGGCCTCGACCCCGATCCACGAATTCGAGCTCACCTATGAGTTCCTCCGCGACGGCACCAGCTGGAGCGCAGGCTCAGCCGAGTTCAGGACCATGATGGGCTTCCTGCTGCTTATCGGCGGCCCGGCGGGGCGCTTCTTCTTTAAGAATCCCGACGATTACACCGTTACAGGGCAAGCGATCGGCACGACCGACGGCGCGACGAACGTCTGGAATATCGTCCGCACCTTCGGCGTCGGCGCCAATGTCGGGACAGAGATGGTGGGTGGTGTTGATACGCTCTCGACGGTCAACGTCTACCTCGATGGCGTTCTGCAATCGCCGACGGCCTATTCGATCCTGACCGTCACGCCGGGCCAAAACCAGTTGCAGTTCGCATCGACGCCGGGAGCCGGCCACGCGATCACGATGGACTTTAACTATTATTATTACTGCAAATTCCCTGATCCGGTGACGCTGGAGAAGTTCCTCAACCGCGTCTGGTCGATCAGCTCGATCAAGCTGCGCTCCTGCCGGCCGGGTGCCTGATCGATGGCCGATTTCCTCCGCACCTGCCCTGCACCGCTCGCGCTGGCGCTACAGGGCAACGTCAAGCTCTATTCCACCGACCTCTACGTCTTCACGCTTGCCGATGGGGTCACGACCTATCGCTGGACAACGTGGGAGACCGACCTCGTCGTTGCCGGCCATAACTATTCCTCGAAGGACCAATGGCTGAAGGGCGGGGATTGGTCGGTCACCAACGATATGACCGTTCCGACGATGCAGGTCGATCTCTACGCGCTCGACGACGCCTTTGGCGGGGGCGCCAACATCAAGACCCAGATTCACAACGGCCTCTTCGACGGCGCCACCTGCCTGATGTCGCAGCTGTTCATGGAGACCCCCGGCGATACCGCCTCGCTCGGTGCCATCGACCTGTTCGGCGGCGTGACCGGCGCGATCGATATCATCGGGTCCGGCGCGACGATCACGGTCAAGGGCAAGAATAACCTTCTCGACCAGAACGCGCCGCGCAACACCTATCAGATCCCCTGCCAGCACGGCTTCTGCGACGTCGGCTGCACCCTCAACCGCGCGACCTATACGACGAGCTACGCGGTGGGCGCGTCGCCATCGACATACTTCCTGCCATGGCCCGGCGCCGCGCCAGCCAACTACGCCAAATACCGCAGTGGGTGGCTGGCGATGACCAGCGGTGCGGCATCGGGCTCGCGGCGCTCGATCACCGCGGCCGATGCGACCGGGCTCACCCTCGCTTATCCGCTGTGGAACCTGCCGGCACCGGGTGACACCTTCTCTGCGACCGAAGGGTGCACCAAGATGCAGAACGACGGTTCCGGTCAGGATTGCACCGCGCGCGGCAACACCCAGAATTATCGCGGCTTCCGATGGGTCCCGCCCCCCTCTGCAGGCTATTGACCATGCATCAGGAGACGATCGCCGTCGGACGCACCGTCGAGGTGCGTCCCGCCTTCGGTGCGCCGGAGGTGCAGGAATTCGCGTCGGAAGCCGAAGCGACGGCGCGCGCCGCCTTCGTCATCGAGGCGCTGTCCTGGATCGGAACGCCCTTCGTGAATTGCGCCGCGGTCAAGGGGCCGAACGGCGCCGTCGATTGCGCCATGCTGCTCAGCCGCTGCGCCATCGAATCCGGTCTGCTGCCCGAATTCGCCCCGCGTCCCTACCCGCCTCACTGGCATATGCACCGTGACGAGCAGCGCTTTCTTGGCTGGGTCAGCGACACCTTCGGCTGCGAGGAGATCGAGGAACCGCGCATCGGCGATATCGCGGTCTTCCAGTTCGGCCGCTGCTACAGTCACGGCGCCGTCCTGATCAACAGCCGCGAGCTGGTTCACGCCTATGCTGCCGAGCGCATGGTCAATGCGACGCGGCGCGATACCCCGCTGCTCGAATTCATCGGCTGGGAAGGCCGTTCGATCCCGCGCCCGGTCAAATATTTCGACCCCTATAAGGGCCGCGTCTGATGGCCGGGTTCCTCGGGTTCAACCAGCACCAGCAGAACAAGCCGGTCATCTATTCCGGCCTCAATATCAGTTCGTCACGCGCGAACCTGCCGGTGCCGATCTTCTGGGGTCAGCGCCGGCTCTCAACCAACGCGCTCTGGTATAACGGCTTCACCAAGCACAAGCAGAGCGCCAAGGGCAAGGGCGGCGGCAAGGGTGGCCAGAACTACACCTACTCGGCCGACACGATCGTCTCACTCGGCGAAGGCCCGATCGATTCGATCGTCCGCATCTGGCAGCAATCTTCGACCACGACGACGGTCTCGCTGGCACAGCTCAACCAGACCTTCTTCAACGGCAGCCCAACGCAGGCGCCTTGGTCCTACGTCGTCAGCAAGTTTCCGACGCAGGCGGAGGCCTATGCGCGCACCTCCTATCTCGGCACGCCGCAGATGGATCTCGGTGCCTCTGCGACGATCCCGGACAACCAGTACGAATGCATCCGCCTGATGGGGTTCTCCTACACCCACACCACGGCAAACGGCTGGATCGATCCGAACACCCACACCCAATATACCGGCGTCGACGTCATGCTCTCCGACGTCATCAACGACCTTTTCACGAACACCCAATACGGCTTCAACGTCGCACCGGCGGACATCGGCAGCATGTCGCAATTCGCGACCTATCAGCGCGCTATGGGGTTGTTCTTCTCGCCCTACCTCAACACCGCGACCAAGATGACCGAGGTCATCAACCGATTCGCACAGGAGGCGCACAGCTGGATCTACTGGGACGGCATCCAATACCAGTTCTTCCCGCTCGGCGACGAGACGGTCACCGGCAATGGCGTCACCTATACCCCGGTCGTCGAGGTCGCCTACGACCTCAGCGTCGCGAACGGCGATTTCCTCGGCGACAGCCCGGTCAAGGTCTCGATCAAGGATCAGGCCGATAGCTATAACTCGCTCCAGCTTTCGATCGTTGACCGCACGCTCGGCTATGTCTCGAACCCGATCCCGTGGGTCGATCCGGTCGATCGCGATACCGGGCTGCGCGATGCCGGCTCCATCTCGGCCGACGATATCTGCGACCCCGCCGTCGGGCTGGTCTGCGCCCAGCTGATCGGCAAGCGCGGGCTCTATATTCGGCGCACCTACGAGTTCAACGCCTCCTACCGGCTGATCCGATGCCTCCCCGGCACGACGCTGACGCTGACCGCGCCGAACGTCGGGACCAAGGTCCGGGTCCGGGTGAAGTCGGTAAAGCGCAACAGCAGCGGCGATCTCACCATCACTTGCGAGGAATTCCCGCAGAAGGTTCACACCTATCAGCCGGTGCAGCCGGTGACGGTCAACGCCTCGACCTATCCCAACGAGAAAGCGACCCCGAGCAGCGTCAACACCCCATGCGTGATCGAGCCGGCGTCGTCGTTCACCGGGGGCAAGTCGCAGCTGATCGTCGCCGCCTCCGGCCAGACACATTGGGGCGGCTGCACGGTCTGGCTGTCGTTCGACGGCACCAGCTTCCAGAATATCGGCCAGATCGTTGACCCTGCGATACAGGGCACGCTCACCGCGAACCTCGCCAGCCACGCCGACCCGGACACGACGAACACGCTCGCCGTCGATTGCACCGAGAGCGGCGCGACGCCGGAAGCGGTGACGCACGCCGACGCCGATGCGCTGCGCACGCTCTGCTACGTCTCCCCGCAGCCCGTCTCGAATGTGCTGAGCGCTGCCGGCGAGCTAATGGCGTTCGGGACGGTGACCCCGACCGGGACCTATGCCGCGAGCCTCACTTATCTGCGCCGCGGCGCCTATGGGACGGCCCCGGGCGCGCACAGCAGCGGTGATCAGTTTACGGTGATCAATGTGCTCGGCAATTCCGGCACCTCGATCGCCTATGACCTGCCCGCGCAATATGTCGGCAAGACGCTCTATCTGAAATTCACCAGCTTCAACGAATTCGGCGAAGCCGAGCAGGATCCGTCGACCGTCGTCGAATATACCTACACCCCGACGGGTGCCGGCTATGGGACCGGTGCAGGCGGCGTCCCGGCGACACCCACCGGCCTCACCGCGACAGCATCCGGCGTCCAGAGCGCGACGCTCAACTGGTCAGCCAACACCGCGACCGACAACGTCACCGGCTACCGGGTTTATCGCGCGCCAGGTACCGGCGCCTCCTTCGGATCGGCGACGCTCGTCGCGACGGTCAACTCGCTGACATGGACCGATACCGGCCTCGCCGCGGCGACGGGCTATACCTATTTCCTTGAGGCGGTGAATGCCGTGGGCGCCAGCGCGCCGACGGCAGGGGTCAACCTCACCACGGCGACCACCGTCGGCAACACCTATCGCTTGCAGGGCAGTCTCACCGGCAGCTTCGATCCGACCCAGCCGATCTTCTCGATCCCGATGGACGGCGACGAGCATTTCCCGATCAACCTCGTCGGCTCGATCTTCAAGTTCGACGGCGCGCCGGCGACGACGAAGCAGCTGCCGATCAAGGTCAACGGGACGCAGGTCGGCTACGTCCAGATCACCAGCGGGGGCGTCGTCACCATGTCGATGGCGTCGGCCTATTCAGCCGCGAACGGCGACGTGCTGTCGTTCTGGTGGCCCTCGCCGTCTGACCCCGGGATTACCGGCATTCACTTCCTCTTCCTCGGCACGCGCTGAGGCGCGGCACTTTTCACATCGGAGCATAATATGGCGATGAAGCGGACCTATTCGGTCTCTTTCGCGGGCGTGAGCGTGTCCGCGGTGCAGGATCTGATCGCCGTCTATTGCGGCGCGAGCATGGGCATCGAGCTCCACGGCAT